TTAATCACTCGCTTTCTGTTCTGCAAATATTTTTATACCTTCAATAAATGCTCTTGATTCAAGTACAGCAATATAATCTGCCATTGCTTTAATCTGCATATTATATGCGTTGCGTGGACAAGTCGGAGCAAATTTCAGTTCTCCTTTATCCCAAGCATCAAGCATTTTCTTCAACCTTTTATAACGGATTACCAATTGCTGATATTCAGCTATAAATCTTTCCTTGTAATCCTCACTACTCATAAGTAACGCCGTATCGTTCAGAAGGTTCTTTCCCTTTTCAAAAAATGTGTTTTCAAAATCTTCTTTGGGCGACCACGACTCGTGACCGTCAGCGTGCTTAACATGATAACCTTCATCATCCGGATTTTCGTCCGTAGGTATCTGCCAGCCTCTGTATGTATTATAATCGCCTCTTGTCATCGGCTCGGCTTCAATTTTTTTAACTCCGATATAAGTTTTCATTACTGTTTCTCTCTTTCGTAAAGCTGTTTTGCAAGGACATATCCTTCAAGTTCCCACAATTTGTTTTCGATTCTTGCCATACAGATTTCTGTACCGATTTTTTCATCATAGTTTGCTGGGTCAACTGCTCCGCTTGATTCAGTTAAGACAAATCCGTTTGGCAGTTTGCAACTTACAACGGTTACTTTACTGTAAACTGTTTCGACCTTAATTTCTGATTTTTCAAGTAATTCGTCAATCTGTCGTTTTGTAATGGTATTTTGCATTGTTATTCCTCGCTTTCTTTAAGCTCCGGCAAGCCACCGACACTTGTCAGCATTGAGAGAATGCCAGCAAGAAGTGTTGAACTTGCAACCATTACCCAGTTTACATCGCTCATTACTACCGCAACTGAGAGTGTTGCCGCTGCAGTCTGTGCCATTGTCTTTGCGGCTCTGATGAGGGCCGCAACCGCCCATTTCTTAATTTTCTGCTTATTCATTATTTTCATCCTTTCTTATAATAGGGTTAGTCGGTAAGTCCATGACCTTCTCATGCATATCGTCCATTGTGCCGTTCTGCCCGAGGTGATGATATGACTGATAGCATTTGTCATATGCATCCTTTGCATAGACCTCAATCCAACCTCTTTCGATATATTTTTCACCCGAACGGATAAGCTCCGCCCTGAGTAATGACTGTGTGCCTTTGCCAATCGCCTTAATTTTGCTCCACTGCGTTTTAACGATTGCAACAATTGCTGCAAGGACAATGCCGAAAAGAGCCTGTAGCCAATATTGTATAATCCAATCTATCATACGCTTGCACCTTCCAATGCTTTTATTTTTTCTTCAAGAATTTTCAATCTCGCCTCGACCTGTCCTCTTAAAACCTTTTGACGATTTTTAAATTCGATTTTACATGAGAGGCTTGCCGTTTTGTCCGCATTGAGCTTAATGCGGACAAACGATGCCGTACCGCTGACATTACCTACAATGGTTGATTTTACTGTTTTATTAAGTGCAAATTCAGTTAATCCGGCAATTGTAGCCTTCTTTGCATCGGCAAGCGTTACAGTAACATCTGCTGTTGTCTTGCTAATGTCAGAAACAACAAAGTCAAATACATTTCCGTCAAGAGTAATGCTTGAAATTGGAATATAGACATATGATGCAGAAGCGTATGCCGTTGAACAAGCTACATTCATTGTACCGTCAGCGACTGACACACTTAAATTAGTATTTGTCACACTTGTATAGGTTCCGTCGGCTATATCTGCACTGTTCGGTGAATCTTCAAGCACATCTGTCACCTTTGCTGTCTCACCGCCAAAGTCTGCATTCTTAAGGTCATAGAACTTAAAGATTTCATTGTAATCATCGGTAAGATTCGTGTCATAGACAAGACGCTTAGGATTAACATATGATGACAGTGTGCCGAGATTAATTGTAGTTCCTGCCGTGTTGCTAAGAGCATAATACTCATTGTTGGCGTTCAGCACTTCTGCTTCTGTTGTTCCGTACTGATACATAATATCCGAAAGTACAAGCCGATTGACATCTGTCATCATAGTAGAATTGAGCTTGATTGCCGATGCATCTCTGTAGTGACCGATTTTAAGGTTATCAACAACAATGTTTCCGTACTTGTACTTGATGTTATTGTCATATCCCGAAATAATCGGAGAGAATACACCGTCAACGAAGCAGTTGTTAATGCTGATATTGCACGGCTCATTACTGTACGGTTCGTCTCTTGACGACAACCTCTGATTAAGCACAATACCGTTGCCTTTGTATTTGCCGTACTTTGAGCTTTCGTCTTTTCCTGCACCGTAGAGTTTACAATTGTCGATGTAGTTAGTGCCGTTGTCCCAGTCGAGAGTCAGACAGCTTGCATATCTGTTCTTGATAATTGAATCCCTCAATGTCAACTTACCGTACTGCGCCTCAATTGCCGAGCCCCAGCTGTCAACATCGACATAGCAATCTGAGATATTGACATGCCTTGTTGAAACCTTAATTCCTCTTTTGGCACATCCCTTTATTTCGCACCTTGAAATATTAATATAGCCGTCACCGCTGAAATCATCGGTCGGCCTTTCGATCAAGTAGATACCGTCACCGTCCGGCTTAACATCTCCGGAATTATATCCGTCAATATCATTAATTCGCACATTAACAATGTTACCGTGTTGGCTGTACTCGTTCCCTGCGCTTGTCACGCCAATGCCAAATGAATGAATGTATCCGTCTGGGCCGACAGTTCCGGCTTTAATGCCTGATATTTTGGCATTTCTGACATTAAAGTGTGAGCAGTTTCGCAAGAAATTAATACCAGCCGCTGTTGCCGATAAAGCATTACCTGCATTAGATATATTAACATTGTCTATGTTTGCGTTTGGGCAATTAATCAAAGTAATAATCTGTGACACTTTATTTTTGCCGTCAAAGTTACCGTCAATAACGGTCAGATTCTTACAACCGGTAAATTTGAAGAATGTACTTTGCACGCTTGTGCCTGCTGAGTCTGTGCTGTCCGTAGCTTTATTGCAATAAATAAATTCAGCATTATCACATATAATTGTCAGATTTTCAACATTTTCAAGCGCCAATCCGTTGCATTTATATGTTCCCTTCGGGAAATATAAAGTTCTGTTGTCAAGCGGATAAAATAAAAGCATACCAAGAGTAGTGTCAGCGCCTGTGTTATCAACTCCGAGTGATCTGACGTTGAGCCAAGTTAAATTACTTGCATCAACATTCGGATATGTGTTCATGAATTGATTCAGCGTATCTTTCAGTCTTGATGCCATACTGTTTACAGCCACTATAATCTTTTCGAAAAGGCTTATGCCAGTTGAAGCACTCGGCAACATACCTTTCTGCCTGTTAATTCCAACAAGATTCGTGTTGAGTGTTACCGTATTACCGCTGTCATCTGCATAACTACCGGTCAAGCTGAAATAGACTTTATCCCCCTCAAGCTCTGACGGTACGTCAAACACTGCCGTTTTATTCTCTGTCAAACTGACGGTACTTTTTATGATGTTATCTTTTTCACTCATAAAGTTTGCCGTAACAAGAGAGCAGTTATCCCAGTCACGCTCTTCAAAATAGCATTTGATTTTTGTGTAGTTTTTTTCTCCTAGGACAGGATTAAATCCGTCTCTGCGTTTCAGGGTATTTTTATATACTTCAAATTTCAGCGTATTCATAATGCCGCCCCCTATCGTTAATTACATTATATAGTTTTCTGCGAACTCAAAAAAGTTAAAACCCACACAAAAAGGACAGCGTTTCCGCTGTCCTCAATTTGTTTATTTACTTTGTCGTTTTTTGATTTTATCCTGATATTTTCTGAGAGCTGATTTAAACTTGCTTTCTGAACTGTAAATGTTAAGCAACTGCCTGTACAATGTGTGCGTTGTATCGGCATCATTGCTCTTGCTTGCTTGAATGTACTGCTCAAACATCGGATCCGTTCGGCTTGCACTCTGCATCAGCTTTTTCATTTGATTTTTGGTTTTACCTTTATGCTCCATAAGGTATTTTTCAACCTTTTCATAGTTCACAGTATCGCCGTTCTTCAAATATTCAAAAGCGTCAGTGTACTTATACATTAGAGTGTCATCGTTACCGGTAGAGTCAAAAATACTTTCTTCTGATTTTTCTTCATCTGTCGATGATGACATCTTTTTCCAAATGTATTCTGCGCCCTGCTCCGTAAAGCCTTGGTTGTCCACAAGGTCAGATTTTGCGGTATCTTCGTCTGTTATGCCATCTTTTTTCATATTAGCAATAATATTACTTATAACCTTGTTGGAGGCCTTAATCACATCATCCTTGCCGAATCCATAGGAAGAGACCTTGTTAATGAGGCTTTCATAAGTGTTAAGGTCACCGTTAGCTCTTGCTACTGCCGCCTTTTCAATGTCATCATTATTCTTTGATAATGCTTTTATAACTTTCTGCTCAAGCATATCACGAGCCTCTTTTTCGGTTTTGCCCTTTGTATTCATTATTGTGTTGACATATAGCTGCTCGTAATATTGAGCTTTGTTGGAATCTCCGTCAATCGTAGCGTTAATCATCAACGGCACAAGCACAGTTGTATTAATGTTACCCTTATTATCGGATATAATCTCACCTCTGCCTTTTGTCAGGTCGGTAAAATATGAGGTTAAGCTGAGGGCCATTCTCTTAATATTGCTTGCCGGCAAGCCGAAACAATCACCTAACAAGGTCGCAGCAGAGATATAATTGCCCTTTGAAATGTTTTCAATGAAATTATTAACATTTTCAAGGCTCATAGAGTCCAGCCCATAAAACGGTCTATCGTTGTCAATCATATGGGCAATGGCACTATATGCTGTATCGCCGAAAGTAAAAATGCCGGCAAATGACTCCATGCTGTAATCAAGAACACTTTTGAAAATGTTTTCAGCTGTCACATTTCCCTTGTCATCTCTTTCATCGTCCCACTTATGCCACAGGAGCATATTAACTAATGTGGTTAAACCGCCTATAAGCAAAGCTGATTCTGTCGCCCCTATAAGCGATTTTGCGAATTTTTTCATTGCCACTTTTTTTGCGCTCTTATTTTCAGCAGATTTTGACAATTTATAGTCATTGCTTCTTGTACGGTATTCCATATAAGAATCTATGATAGTGTTGCCGATTGCCATTGTTTGACTTCTAAAAGCCGACATTGATAATATTTTTAGAACATTATTCCTGATGAATTGTGGCTTTGATGTTACCATATTATTAGGCTGAGTTTCATCAACACATTTTTCAAATTGTCTGACAACTTCCTTGTAAAATGCATCGCTGCCTTTTTTAAGGTTTGTTGTTTGTTCAACATGTAACTCTGCCGCTTTAAGCAGGCAACCAACAACATATCTATCAACCTTGCCCATAATGTCCATTTTGCTTTTTGTGCCGCCAACAACACCGGCTTCTCTGCTGAGCTCACCGACTACTGTTCCGTTACCCTCTGCTCTGTACCACAAATATGGAGTGTATTCGGCATATTTTTCAAGGTCAACCCGCCACATTCCGCCGGCTGATGCTGTTGCAACATTTTTTGTACCAAAATAAGCATTGGCTGTAGGAAATGCGGCAAACTGTTTTATCATTGCTCCGGGATTCAGCAGAAGTGCTGCACCCATATAGTTGCCTTGCATGCGAGTCAACAAGTTATTGTCAATTGTGTCCTTCGATTTTTGCAGGTCTCCCATGAGTTTATCAATGTAATGCTCTGCAGCCTTACCGTATTTATCCATTATAGCCTCATGCAAAGTAGTTCCGTTAAGACTATTAGTATTTATCCAGTTATACACTTTTTTGAAGTTCTCAATTGGTGTCGTCAATCCGCACCATTCGGCAACAGAGTTGGTATGCCTGTTAAAGACTCTGAAAACATCGTCAATAACAATAGGAGCAGACGAGCTTTCTCGGCGTTTCACAAAGCCTCTGCTTTTCATTCTAAGGTCATTAAACTCGGCAGAAAAGTCCTTTTCATATGCCGCACCGTCACCGTACACAGAAATAGGGAAATAGTTCCTTACGGTAGCAATCAGCATACCATATTTTGACATGCTTACTTTGTTAATTTCCTGTTGAAGCTCGTTGTTAAGGACTTCGCTAATCGCTCCTGAAATTTCTCTGAGCATTTTATTGCTCTCAACATATCTCTTGATGTGTTGTAAATCTTCATAAGTAAATCTTACTTTGTGATGATTTTCTGATTTTGCTTTTTCCTGCTTGCTATGTCTGCGACTGTTAGCACTATCTAAATCTGGGAGCACGGTATAATGATTAAGTCTGTCGGCAAGCAAATGTCGTCTGCCTGATGATTGTTGATCTGTAAGATAGATCGACATTATAATGCCCTGACTAACCTTAACCCTTTCGCCTGTTTCGGTATCTCTGAAATCAAATTCCTTAACATCATTCTTTTGTATTTTTGCCAAATCTTTTTCAGAGTACTGATACGCAACACTTTGAACCTTGGTATAGGCTTTCTGCATTATTTTTTCGCGCTTAACGTCACCGTCATGCAAATCCTTAAAGAGTTTTGCAACAATGCTATCGTCATTATATCCGCTCAGAAATCTGCCGTATCTTACCGGGTCAAGGCTTGTTGCAACAAATCTATTACTTAACTCTTTCATATCCGATAAAGCGGCATTGATTTTATTGCCAACGGTGTTTTTGCTTAAAACATTGATATTGACACCCTTGTTGTAATTAACATTTGTGACTTCATCAAGTGCTTTTGCCGCTGCGCCAGCAATAGATTTTCTTTGACCATTAACGATGATTTCTGTAGCTTGTGTTAAAGAGGCTTCAAGGGCTGTCATTGTGTCATAGAGCAATCTTAAATCAGATGAATCCAAATCGAAAATGTTTTTATATCCTATTTTGATTGGCTTGCCGTCCGCATCGTATATTGTTTCACCGTTTTCGTCGGTTGCATACTCTGCAAATTGATCTGTAATTATTTCAAGCATTTTGGCTGTTTGCTCGTCGTATGCAATTGAGTTAATGTCAATGTATGAGTACTGCATACCTTCATGTGTGGATTTATCTTTGCTGGAAGATTCAGGTGCTAAAGACTTGTACTCTTCATACAAGTTTCTTACCTGTTCACCGATTTCAGCGACATTGTTCCATGCTCCGAAATATTTCGGTATAGTTTTTTTACCACCATTCTTATATTGTCCGGGGTCAGCAGATTCTTTAAAACCTATCAATACATTAAGTATAGGTCGTTTGAGCGATTCGGGGATATTCTCGGTATTTTTTGACTTAGCATCAAACTTTTTAACCAATTTGTCAAACTTTTTCCCGAGCATTTGCATATATTTTGTTTGCTCTCTTTTTTCAGTATATTGAGCTCTAAAGGTATCTTTGACGGTCTTAATAATGGCTTTTTGGTTTTTACTTAACTCTTCAAGCTCGTGGATTTTATCACGATACCTTTTGGCCTCTTCTGATTTTTTATCTTTCAGAGCATTATATGCCTGACGGTATTTTTCACGCTGTTCGCTGTACTTTTCTTTCTGTTCGGCTATGTCAGTTTTATAATTTTCGATAGTTTTTTGATTCAGCGCAGTTTTTGCTTTTTCGGCCTGTCTCAATGCCTTGTTAATATCTCTAAGTTTTCGCTTGTCAATATTATTCTGCATTACTGCCGCTTTTCCCTGCTGTTTGAGGTATTCCGCTGTAGTATCAAACGCCATTTGAATAGCCGCCGCATCAATAGTGCTTTCGCTTTGAAACTTACCGTCATATGTTGCTACATACTGCGGAGTAAGCACATAATTCATAATATGGTCAAGCATACGATAACCGCTGTCGCTGTCCCAGTCAAAGCCGTCCTCTATCATAAGTGACCTGCCACCGATATTTTCAAGGTGTGAGCCGATATCTTCAATGTACGAACCAACTGCATTACCGTTAATGCCTTTTGCATTATGCTCTAATTTTACATTGATTTTGCCAAACAAGGCTTTTTTGTATTTTCCAACGCTGCCGTAATTTTCCTTAATTGTGTCGATTGCGTTCTCAGGAATAAGCAGAGTTGTGCCTTTCAATTCGTCACGAATTTCTTTGGCCCACGCTTCATGCTGTTCGTCCAGCTGTGTCGAGTATTGCAATGCTTCCCGACACTTCAATACGAAACTTTCAAAAGCATCTGTAAAACTTGACTTATCATTCTGTACGGAATCAATGAATGTATTCAAGGCATCCACATACTCGGTAACAAGCGAGTCCGTTTCAGCATTAGGATTAATGTGGTAGCTTCTCATTACAGACTTGACCATGTTATAGATTTTCTTCTGTTCAGGCTTAATGCCCTTGCCTGCAAGCAAACCTTCTTTAACATTGCGGGCAGAATGATGGTATATCTGCTCAATCGTCAATTCAGGGTTGTTCTTGTCAATTGCCTTTTCAAAGTCAATGTGCTGTTTGTCATTGCCGCTAAAATCAAATAAGTCATCGTATTCATCGTCAATTGAAAATTTCAGCGTATCGTGGATAGCACCGGCTTTTTCATCTTCATCTGTAAAATCATAATCTTCATCAAGACTGTAACGAATATCAGGGTTATTGCCGTCAAATGTTCCGATATTGTCTGTTGCAGATTTAACCTGAGTATTTTCAAATGCTATGAATGTTTTTGTGCTTCTTCCAAAACTGCCAACATCATTATTAACGATAACACCGTCATAATTGCTGTTTTTGAAATAATCATCTATCAAGGCTTTAGCGTTATGGCTTGCTTCATTAACCTTATTTTCCCATTCTTCCATAATTTCATCAAGTGCATCTCTTGATATGGATTTTTGGTACTCTTCTTCTGATATTTCACCGTTCTTTTTCGCATTCCACAGCTTTTGATATTCCTCGTTTTCTCTTTTCATCTCCTCGTTGAATTTAGCCTTGTATTCCTTATTAACGCTGTCTATCGCACTTTTAGCTTTCGTATATCCCTGTACATTCTTATCGTAAAATTTAACAAGTTCGCTTCTGTTGTTGACAATGAGGGGATTTTTAATAGAGGCATACAACGGCATTTGAATATTTCCGCCAACTCCGATATCGTTATTTGTCGGTTTCATAAATATACCCGTCGGCATTTCACTGTCAAATTCTCCCGAGCCTTTTTGTTTTGTATCAAAGGTTGTAAACTCTTTTCCTGTTTGGTGGTACAAAACAAGCGGTTCACCGTTGTTGTCTACCGCTTTACTCGCTTTTGCAGGGCTATTCTGCCAATCACCAAACCATCTGATAAATTGTTTGCTTTGAGTAATATTATTGATTTTTTTATTGACAATATCATCAATAGGACGTATAATGATATTGGAACCCGAATTTTTAAGTCGGCTGGGTAATTGGTACCCTGACTTCTTAAAAATATTCTGGGTTCTTTTTTTGTCTAAATAAAAGAATCCTGTTTTGCCCATTGTTTCCAAAGCAATGGCTTCTTTTATATAATCGTTGATATTATCCTTATCAAAATATGTTGCAACAAGATTAACATCTATGTGTGTGTTATTGTACATTCCCTCATAATCAACAGTAATCGGTGCAATTACCTGTTTTCCGCCAACTGATAAATCAACTAAAACAACTACTTTATGGGTGCTGTCTTTGCTCTTATTTTTATTTACCGCAAAATCAGGGTGAGCTATTACCATAAGCGGATCAGAAATTTTATTGTAAATATCTTTTACGGTATCAAAACCTAAATTGTGATAATTGGTATTTTTATGATATCGCCCCTCACTTTTTGCTCTTGTATCTGATACTGCGACAGAATAAATATGATTTTTAGTCATAGCAAGAGGTAATGGTGCTAATCCGATTTTTTGCAAAATATTAGGTGTAATACCCATAATTACAACATTATCACTGTTGTAGGTGTTTTTTTCAATTTCATCAACTTTCTTTTCAAATTCCGCTTGTACTATGTTGTCGGTACTTCCTATTGAATATTTCTCAACATCAATCTTCTCACCGTTCTGAACCTCTGACTGCTCGGTGATGTTTTCTCTTGCAGTATCAGCCGCCTCTGAAAATCTTAGAGCGAGGTTTTCAAGAGCTTCAAGGTCTTTTGCAAAGACTTTTGCTCCGTAGTTTGTGCTTTTGCTGATGAGCCAATCTTTGACTTTGTTAATCAATGACTTAATTGCCGCTGCAATTTTTGATTTATTCTGCTTTGTGCTGAGGGCAATATTGAGAGCCTTTTCATCTGAGGCAATGCTCATAAGTGTGTCGCATACAATTTCTTCCAGTGCGGCATCTCTTGTGTTTTCGTGTTCGTCAGCCTGCAGTCGGTTGCCGTATCTCTCAATAGTGCGGTCAATCATCTTGTTAAGGTCAACACCCTTGCGTACAAGGTAGTCTGACACAAAGTCACTCAATGTTTGCCATTCGGTCGGGTTAGTTTTCTTAATCATATGTCCGGCTTCGTGTAAAGCTGTGGCAAGGATTTTCTGACTGCTGATTTCCGAACTAAGGATAATATTACCGTCTTTTGCAACACCGTTCACTCCGTCAGCAAGGCGGTCTGAGATAATAATGTTTCGCCCTGTCTTTTGTGAAAGGTTGCCGAGTGTATTAATAAGCTCCTGCGGAATTTGTGAAACATCCGTTCCGCTGTCTGCATACACGCCCACACCGCTTGTGTCTGCTCTGCCGTTGCGGTTGATTAACTCGGTCAGTCTGTTGGCATGGTGTTGAGTGTTAATGTCAACATCTCTTCTGCCGGTGCTCAATGCCTGACTTACAATCTGTTCACCGAGAATGTTTTTAAGAATTTTATATTCAGAAGTTTCTCTGAGTGAATCAAGTTTAACACCCTCTCTGCCAAAGCTGTATGCGGCTGAATATGCTTTGTTATACTTATATAGCATTTCGTCATCACTCATTTTCTGAGCCTGCGGACTTTCTCTCCACTCCTCAAAATTTGAAATATAGTTCCTTGCGCCGTATGTATCAAATTCATTTGCGCTGTGAACAATCGTATCAAGCTGACTGTCAGGGAATGTTATGCTGTCCGCATTAACCTGCTTGCCGTCATTGGTATTGAATACAAGTGTATTTTCGTCGTCACTGCGATTGATTTTAGATGAGCTTTCAAGACTCTTTAGTGCCACCTTGACAACCTTGCCTGTTGAAGTATCTGTTGCAATAATACCGTTCGGGTGATTCTTACCAAAAGCATATACACCGTACATTTTGGCGATATCCTCTGTATCAGCTTTTTTTGTTGCGTTGATTGCAGTGCTTGCCTGTGCCTGTTCTGCATTCTGCTGTCCGTTCTGAGCCGTGTTCTGCTGTGTAGGGCTCTGTTCGTTCTGAGCATTAACGGCCTGATTACTCTGCTCTTGTGTATTCTGCTTTTTAACCTGAGCAATTTTGTTTACAAGTTCGGGATTTTTGCCAACCTCTCTGTTGATAAGATACATAAGGTTGCCGACATCTCCGGCACTGATTTTTCCCTCGTTATCGTTTTCAACAAGTTTTTGCATATGTTTAGCATAGTTGTATGCCTTATCGTTTTTCTCGGTTGCCAGACCTTGCCTAATGAGCAAATCAAGGTCAAAGTTTTCATCGGCCATAACAGCTTTACCGATTTGTGCGTTGCTCTCTTTATTTTGTGCCATATCAATTTTTGCACCTGCAAGATTGACACCTGCGGTAGCAAGGTTAAGCACACCACCGCTGACTGCACCGCCGGCAAAATCAAGTCCGACATTTTTCCAAAAGTCCCAGCTTGCGGCATTCTCCGCATCAGCCTCACTCATTCCCTGTTCCATATAATTCTTCTTAGCAAGGTTGTATGAAGATAGGTCCTTGTTAATTGCGTCATCGGTCAAGCGGTTGGCGAGGTCAGTAAAGGCCTCTTCCGAGCCTTCAGTAAATGCACCTTTAAGCACATTGCCGACAGCCGCACGAAATGTGCTTTTTCCGCTGGCTCTAAACGCTGAAAGCTGTTCCAAAGATACCTTTTCAAAAAGGGTTTCTGCAATACCTGATGCAATACCGGTCTTTACCGCATTGTCAATTGTACCACCATTGTTGATAACTTCATTCGCTGCACCGACACCGGCACTTGTGCCCATAATGCCGAGTGACAAAGCCTGTCCGCCCGGAACGGCATTGAGTGGTAACAAAGAGGCAAAGTCAGCCATACTCATTCCTGTGTTGTAAAGGAATGAACCGAAATCATTGTTAATGTCTTCAGATACCTTTGCACGCATAGCGTCAGATATAGCGGTATTGGTTGCTTCGGGGTTAATGTAGCCGTCACCGCCGTTATATTTTTTATCAAGGTCGGTTGAAATATATTTTGCGGCATCGGGAACAGCACCACCGAGCCTTGCTCCTACGCTTGCAATTGAACCGAGTATAGGATGTTCATCAGCATACTCTGTACTTATTCTTGTAGTTTCCGCTGCTTTTTCTGCATCTCTTTCTCTTTCATACCATTTATATAATGATTCGGTGTCATAACCTTCCTTTTTCAGATTCTTAAAATTCTTTTCAATCTGTGTACGCTCTTTGTCGGACAACTTGTTAATGTAGTTATAATCATCAAGAGTCACCTGATTTTTTATGCTGTCAGTATCGTGTCCTGTACTTGCAAGCATATGCTTGGTATCATCATAGTGTTGTAAAGCATAGTACTTCTGCATTACAGTTTTGAGTATAACATTCTTATCAACTATATCGTCATACTCTTTTTTCTTCTGTTCAGAGAGTTTAGCTCTATTGATGTATGTATCAATTTTATCCTGTTCATCTTCAATATTCCTGCGTCTTGCTTCTTTGTTTTCGTCTGTACCTGTTGTTCCTCTGTCATACAGATTTTCGTATTCTTTACTCAGTTCCCGATTGTATTTTTCAAGTTCTTCGCTTGTAGCATTGTCATACATATGCTTATTAAGCCAGTTAAGTTCACTTGTTGTTGCGTGCAATCTCGCATTAAGCCTCTGCTCAAGCGTTGAGTTTTTATATTTGTTTTCAAAACTTTCAGTAAGTTTGTTTGCTTTGTCGCCAATATCGGCAAGAATAGCTTTCTGCGAATCACTTAAATCATACTCGCCGTTTCTCTGCTTTTCTGCAATCTGTTTGTCAAGCTCATCAATTTTTGAACTGTACTCTGAATAAACTTTATACTTATCCTTTTTTCTTGTATCAATACCTGTAGAGGTTACAAGTCCGTTATCAAGTGCATACTTGTTGCGTTCATCAATTAATGCTTTTCTTTCTTCGGTCATACCTTTTAAAGATTGACTGCGAGCATATTCCTTAGCGTTCTGTCGGTTTATTTCCGTTTGCTTATTAACCCTGTCGGCAAGCTCATCATATTCTTTCTGCATTTTCTCGGCTGTTTTGGTGTCACCTGTTGCAACCGCCGCATTATACATGTGTGTAAGTCCTTTAACTCTATCGTCCAAAGACTTTTTCGGGTTTTTAATTGCTGCTCTAAAATCCTCTGCGGAGCTGTTTGCCTTATTCCAATTTCCGTTTAAAAAGGATTTTATATTCGAGCTCGTACTTGAAGAAGTATTGTTGCTGTTCTTCTTTCGATTAATGATATTAAACATTTCATTAACCGTCATTCCCAAACTTGTTTTTCCTGTGTCATTATTTCCGGTAGTATCTTCTGTTTCACCGCTGACAATTTTACGGATAGTCATTTCAGAATTATGCTGAGGTTCAAGATTTCTTCCTGCTAAATCTCCGCTTCTTGCTCCTGAATTGCTAAAATTATCCTTGCGGTATTTTTTACTGCTCTGCCTGCCTGTGATTATATCTTTTAATTCACCCATATAGTTTTACTCCTTAGTCGTCAAGTGACAGTCCGTATTTTGCGGAAAGATATGCAACATCTGCCGCACTCAACTGTCCCATATTGTGTCCCTGAATAATACTGCCTCGAATAAAATTCTTATTCTTCTGCTTGTCGAGTCCCATTGTTGTTGCGTAGCTGTCGGCAAGTTCGCTGTTATACTTACTTCCGTCACTTGTTATGCCGATTTTCTTATACAGATAATCCCTTTCGTCATCGTTGATATAGCCCTCACGATACTTTTCGTCAATATATGTCTGAGCGTACACGGTGTAATTGACTGCACCGCCTTCTTTGTATAACGCTCCGTCCTCTTTGTTGCCCGTGCCCTTTTTAAAATCATTTTTCGTAACGCCCATTGAGGCAAATACAGCATTTGCATTTTCTGTTTTGCCTTTGTTTTTCTCAGCCTTTGCTTTTGCTTTTTCTGCCGCTTTCTGAGCCTTAGTGTAGGCTGTATAAGCCGCCTTATTTCTTTCATACTCAATCTTCTGAGCGTTTTCTCTTTCAGCCTGTGCATTTTGTGCAAGCTGATTTGCGCTTACCGTGTCATACAAATAGCGTTGACTGTCTGCTGCTCTTGCTGATGAGAGATTATTTACTGCTCCATTAAGTTTGGTGGAGTAAATATCATTGTTGGCGCTGTCAAGGTTAGTGTCTGCCTGTCTGTCGGTTGAGTACCTGCTTGCAAGAAGATTAAGATAGTTCTTGTAGTCTCCTACCGTGTCACGATTACGGCTGTAATCCGTACCCTCAAGCGTGTTATAGAGGTTAAGCACATTTGCGTTTTTCTCCTGTTTTGCTTGATAATCCTGTTGTGCAAGTCCTCTAAATGTACTTTCTGCATCGCTTATATTGCCCATACGCTCATTGTAAACCTCGTTTGCGACAGTATCGGCATAGGTAGGATTGTAACCGCCTGAAAGCTGATTAGCTGTGTTACGGCTCGTGTCTCGTGCCATAGCGGCATTCTGCGCAAATTCCTTTCTGTACTGCTGATATGCCTTGTCTTGCATCGGGTCATATTCAAATCCTCTGCCTGTCAGATAGTTGCTTATAGCGTCATCTAACTTACCGCTGTAAGTGCTTTTATAATCGTCAGCCTGTCCTGTCGCTGTTGATTCTGCACCCGCAAGAGCGGCGGCACTCTGCTTAGTGTCACCGCTCACCGTCTGACTAGGCACTTCATTCATCAGGTCATTGTAAATTTTTTCCTCACTATTTACGCTCAATGTTCTCACCTCACTTTATTTTTACCTGACTGTTCAGATAATTGTAATAAGCGTCCGACTGTCTGCGCTGACTGTCAATACTTGACCTTGTGTCGGCACTCAATGTGTTGTGTTCATACTGTGCCTCGGCAAGATTTCTAATGTCAGAAAGATTACTCTGTGCCGCTGACATTTGTGTCTGCCAGTGAGCCAGTTCGTTTTGAAAGTTGCTCATATCAAGTCCTTTGGATGTGCCGTACTTATTTTCGTAGTAGTTCATAAAGTCGTAATCATCCGTTACGCTGTCCCTGTATCTCTGATATTGCGTGTTATCAAGGTTCTGCAATACACCGATTCTGTTCAGTGTATCTTCCTGCTGTTGCTGATAGCTTTTATATGCCTCATTCTTCAAAGTCGGTACCTTGTTTGCAAGCTCGTCCATATACTCGCCGAATGCCTTTTGACCAGCCGCCTGTGAATATGTATTGCTGTAACCGCCCGTATTGGCCGCATAACTTCCCTGCACATTCTCCTGTGCGATCTTGCCTTCACGAGTGTATTTTTCTTTCGCCTGCTGATATTCAGAAGAATTTTCGGGAGTCCAGTCAAATTTATTTTTTTGATATTGATTGGCAAGCTCGTCAATTGTACCCTTGTACTTGCTCGTATATCCCTTATTGATTTTATCTGTGTAGGAATTAGCGTAGTTGTCAGCCTGCTGACGAGCCTGTCTTGTGTCGTAGCTGTCAGCGTATGTCGGAGCTGATGAGGCAACACGGTTATAGTTATTAACCGCATTGTCAACATCGCCCGTTCCATAAACCTTGTATGTATATGCCATTATTTTTCACTTCCTTTTTGTGACTGTCCGATTGCGGATAGAAAATCATCTGTTATGTTGTCGCTGTCAATGTTGCTTAAAACAAAAGCTAACTGTTCGTACATATCGTTCAGATAGTTCCGCATCTCACCTATGTCATTCGTTGAGGGCGGTGGGTCAAGTTTAAATGTTGCCACGCTTATCACTTCCTCTGCTGTGCTCAATGTCAATTCCGTATATTTCGACCTGTCCCGTTCCTACAAGTTTAAGTCTCAAATATTCCGCTCTGCGTAAAGCTACGGCGAATACTCTCGGCTTTTTCTCATTGTAAAGCATTTCGCTGACTTTCTTCCATTCACCGTTGTCCTTGTACTGTACAAACAAGCTGACCTTTGCTCCTTTTTCGGCTTTAATGCCGATTCGGATTTTTCCGATATTTTTCACATTAAATTCGCCGTCATAAAGGTCACCCGTTTCTGCGGACCACTCAAAGTAATCTTCCTGTTGATACTCATATTTCGTATTGTCAACAAGAAGATTGTCCGCTTTATCAGGACACATAATGTTTTCTTTTGTTTCATCAAGCCAATACAGAACACCGTTGTATGTGGTGCAGTCAATCATCTTAGTGTCATCTTCCTTGTGCCACAAGCCTTTGTCAGTATCGTACACAAGCAGTTCTTGTTCCCCGTCATCTCTTTCGGCAGATATGTAGTATTTATTTCCGTGCCGACCGCCGACTGCGTTCTTATAAGTATGCCCCCACAAAGATTCTTCGCTGATGAGAGCCGGCAGGCTACCGCTCTGATAAGCATATACACCGTTATGGCCAAGATAAAATAAGGTTGAGTTAATGTTTACAAGACTTTTTTCGCTTCCAATTTTGACACCCGGCACATTGTATTCTGCAAGGGTAAAGTTGCTCGGCTTTGTTCCGTAGATTTTTAATGCGTAGTTTTCTTTGAAGAAAATAACGCTGTCGCCTCGTGTTGCAATCCCTGTAAACTTTCCTTCTTTACCGCAAGTCATTGCCCAGCTGTCTGTACTGATTCCGTCACTGTATGCCTGCCAGTTGCGTTCATCACCTTGTTTACAACAATAAATTTCGTTTTTTTCTGAGGAGCAACACCACAAGCGGTTTTGCATTTCAACAATTTTCCCCTCATCAAAATCGGGTGAGATTCTTTCAACTGTGACCGTACCTGTGTACGGCACGCTTGATTCCAATTCGCACTTGATTACAAGCTCATTTTTTGAAACGTAATAAACCTTAAAAGTTTTTCCGTTAAGGTTTTCAATATAAGTTTTATCAACGTAGCTTTCGGCATCTGTGCTGACAAGAGAGTCAGTTAATCCGCTGATTTTAACAAAATCTCCAACTTCAATATGCAATCCAATGTTTTTGGCTCTTATTGTCGTATAATTGAACTTTTGCGACAACTTTTTGAATTTCAAAAGCCTATTCTTTTTATAGGTACTGTCCTTCTTTTCAATTCCGATAACAGAATAAAAGTTGCTATAACTCTCAATTACCGTGCCTATCTTAATATCATTTAAGCTGAATATATCAACCATGTCTTTATTACTTGTCAACTGATATTTGGTGTCTGTTAAATCGTTGTTGGTATATAAAGTTACGCTCGGTCGATAATTCTTGTTCGCACTTGCGTCATAATATGAACGTGTAATTGAACATAACAAATATGCATAATCAAATGTCAAGGCATCAAGTTGCAGATTACTCTTTGTTTCTACTCGTGTGCTCAAATCTTTGTTTTGGCAATCAATCATAGTCACCTTTTTATTGCTCATACTGACCGAGAATTTCTCGGGGAATACTACAACCTTGTTACCATATAAAACAATATGGTGCTGTTTGGCCGCATCAATCTTATCAATCTTTGTAACCTCTGCCCCGATATGCAGATTCTTGTCGGAGTCAATGTAAATCAAACCTGAGTTAGCCGACAAAAGATTTGAGATGATTTTGATTTGGCTATCGGAAGTAATTCGGGAACGGTTTGCTCTCGGTGCAAGCTGTGGGTATTTATCAGAAGTCATATTTTTTAAATCTTTGAACTCTGTGTAAATACTGCTTGATGAGCTTGAAACTCTTGAAAATCCTGTGTTCGGACTTCGGTTAAGTCCTCTGAACACGCTGATACTCGTTGTGTCTCTCCTCGGTATGTTTAATTCGGGTAGCATTATTTCACCGCCTATCCAATGTGAAAGTTATATCGTTTCTTTTGCGTGTGCGTTCTGAACCAAAACGCTCCAAAATCCTGCCTCAGCTGATTATATACGCTCATATCAACGGAATATCTTTCAGCCTCTTCGTAGTCCCTGTCAATCTGTGCCGCACAATAAACCTCGTACATTCTGTCATACGGCGCAGGTGCAAGCAGTTCAAAGTCACGGTCCGTATCAATCAGATAGTTTCCGTATGTGCCAACAATGCAATTATCACCTTCACGATTACTTATTACATTGCTGATAATTTCCATTTCTACCTCATTAATATAACTTATAATGTCCTCATCGGACACATCATATCCGCTCTTAAGTTTGCGCACTCTTTCAATTACCTTATCAATTGTCATATAATCACCTCTCAAATATTATTGTACGCAAAAAGGCGGAAGCTACCGCCCCCGCCCTTCTGCGAATTTTGTGTAAGGAGTACAATTTATTCCTTGTTATTGAATTAGATTCTGCCCTCGGCAATTGCCTGCTGAGCAATCTCGGCAGCCTTGTCCTGCACGCCCTGAGCAAATTCAGCCTGCTTAATTGAGTTGTCAATAATCTCCGCAACCTTGCGTGGAATGTTCGTCTTGACACCTCTCGGCACGGTGTACTGCACTCCGTTGATATTGACCTCAATATTCTTGTTTGACTTCATCGAACCTGTCGGAGCGATGTACTCAACAAGTTCTTCACTTTCTCTGTTTGCCTTTTCGATCATTTTAGCAAGTTCCTTGTCCTGCTTGATTTTTTCGGCCTTGCGGTCAATCGGCATACTCTCCTTGATTTCCTGAAGTTCATCATACATTCCAAGGAGCTTATCAAGCTGAGATTTTTTAATCGTTACAGTATCGTCAGTAGTTTTCGCTGCCGATACTTCTGTCTTTTCTGCCGATACTTCTGTATTTTCTGCCGTCTCTGCGGCTTTCTTTGTTGTTGCCATAGGTTATATACCTCCCGATTATGCTACAGCCGGAGAAGCTGTCTGTGCTACGGTGTTGAGCGATGAAGCTGATTCAATTCTCACCATTCTGGTCTGACCGATAATGCCGACACCGTGAGTTGTTTTCCAACCCTGTGTCGCTCTTTGGTCAAGTGGGTCAGATGTACCGCCCGAGCCAAAGCCCTTAACGATTGTCTGAGTGCCTTCGCCCTCAATCTCAACGGTAACATATGCGTCCTTACCGAACACAAGAGTTGAATAAACATCAATCTTGCTTGCACCTGCACCCTTGAACACCTTTGCAAAGTTTGACTGTACAAATTTAATGTTTCCGATTGTACCGATTTCGCCCTTGAAGATTCTGTCAGCGTGAGCATACTTAACTACGCTGATGAAATCCTTGTTGCTGATAATGTCGTACTTAACATTCGGGTGTACAACAGCGACAAAGTTCTCGCCGATAGGCTCTGCGTTCTGACATTCAAGATAGTTCAGCGCTCTGAAAATGGTGTCAATTGTGAGCTTGCTGTTTGCAGTAATTGCCGCACGGCTTGCAACCTCTGTAACTGCACCGTCAGTGCCTACAGCCGGAGCATAGATAACGCTTGTACCTGCATTGAGTGCCTCACGGTCAATCTCTTCAATTGAGCGTCCTGCCTGCGAAGCGAGTTCCTCGCTGTCCTTGGTCATAACATCATCTCTTGAGCAGAAACTTGCCCAGTCTGTGATAGGTGTATATGCACCATACTGATTGACAGCGATTTCCACATAATAGAAACTCATCTGATTACCAACGGGAGTAATACCTTCCTTCAACGGTGTTGTTACTGTCGGGTACGGTGAAATACCTCTCTTGTTGTAAATATTGCCCGACTGTTTCGGGATTACATCGTGTTCACCGAACTGACCGTGAACACATTTCGCCCTCAGGTTTTTGAGGAATACTTTGTGATAATAAGTAGCCTTTTCGGGTGTCCAGTCATTTCCCGAAGTAGATTTAGTGTTGCCGTAAGCATTGTAAACATAGCCGTTTGACTTGTTTACACCGCCTGCGTCAACGCTTGTATCGTGGATATTGATAATAAGCTTAATAATCTTGCTTTTCATATGTACCTTCCTTTCGGCAAGGTCTTAAATATGAGCCTCGCCTCGTCTTACTTTTTCATAAAAGGCATCAAATTCAGCGTCAGACATATCTTCCACGCTCTTTCTCTGCGAGGTTGTACCGCTTTTCTTAACTGCATTTTCAGTCGGTCGTCTTGCACCACTCTGAATTGACTGTGCCGCCGCACTAATTGCGGCAGAGCTTGAACGTTTTACAAGGTCTTTCTGCAATTCATCAAAATGCGCCATTTTGTAGGCAGTCGTCAAATCATAAATTTCATCATTACGACCTGTCTTTTCGTTCTGTTCATTTCTCTGTTGAGCAATAAAGTCAAGAGCGGTTCGGAAAGACGGATTCTGAAATTCCTCTTCAAGGTTGAAATTCGGAAATTCTTTCATCGTTTCCGCTGCAATTGACCTCAAATGCGTATCAAGTTCTCTTGCGGCTTTTTCTCTTCGGAGGGTTTCAAGTTCTTCTTCCTGTGCATTTGTTTTCTGCTGATTGAAAAAGTCGTTGCGTGCCTCTTCTGTTGTCACTCCGGCGGCAAGAGCCTTTTCCGCAAACAAATCCTTATCCTCTGTTACGGCTTTGAGAAGACCGTCAAGGTCATCGGGCTGTACATTGTACTTGTTTGCGATAAGGGCAAAAATCTGATTGCCGGTGCTTTCTCTTTTCTGCATATCTGAAATCTGCTTGTTTTTGGTTGACATTCTGTCCTTAAACAAAGACTGCGCTCTGTTCTGATACACATTTTTGAATTTACCTTTAATCAGCTTTTCAAACTCTTCTTCTAAGTTTTCTTCGTCGTCTGTGTCTGTGCTGTTGTTTTCGCCTTCTGCGTTATTATTCTGATTCTGATTGCCGTTGCCGAAAGCCTTATTGTAATCGTCGATAAGGTCGTCACCTATGCCGATTCTCTCAGCTCTCTCTCTTGTTTCGCGGCTTATGTTGTTTTCGGTGCTTGTGGCATCACCGCTCTCACCGTTTCCGCCTCCGCCGTCAGCTGCGCCTGCTGTGTCGCCGTCATGCAGATTTACGATAAGATTTATAAATTTGTCGTTCATAAGAACCTCATTTCTCGCGTCTATCCGCGGTGTCTCTCTCGTCTTTCCGAGGTGTCAGGTCTTAATGCAGTCCCACTACTGCGACCTTATATTTTAATTATATCAACCTTAATTTTTCAAAAAAAGTTAAAACTCTTGTTGATTTTAAACTTTATTTCGGGTTGCCGTCATCATAGTTTAAATCTATTTCGTCGGGATAATTTTTGGCATAAAGTTCAAATCCCGTCCATAGTGCTTTTATGCCATTGCGTACTTCGGCATCTGAGCTGACAATATAAAACTCTGATTCTGTGTGACCTTGCTCATACTTTTCGTTGACTATCGTCGCATTGTTTTCGTCCTGCATTTCACGCACATACTGCAAAAATGTAGAACATAACGCACTCACGGCAACACACACATCATGTGAGCCGTGTCCTTTGCTTCCGAAATATATCAGATTTCCGCAGTAAATCAATGTTATTTCAATCACATTGTTACCTCGCTTTCTGTCTGTGGCGGTGTCTGCTGTGCGGTCTGTGCGTTTTCGCTCGGCATAGCATTCTGCACATCTGCCGCTGTTCTGCTTGCATTCATTGCTTCCAACATCTGCACCTTGTTTGAAAGTTCCTGCACCGCCTGTGACAAGGTCTGATTCTGCTTGATTTTCTCAATCAGCTTTTCTTTGCCCTCAAAGGTCATGCCGTCAAGCATTACAAGTGTGGCATCAGCCGCCTGCGGATTGAAAGCGCCCATCTGGAACAGATTCATCATCATTTCGTTTTGTGCAGCAGTCGCAAACGGGCTTGCCTTTTGCGCCTTCACGTCAATATCGAAAATCGGCAGTCGTTCAAGTATGTTGCCGTCCTCATCTGTATAGTTTACCGTCTGTCCGTCTGTGTCTGTATAGGTCAACGGCTGTTTTCTGAGGTCTGTATTGTCAAACTCCTCATAGGTTGTCTGATTGTTTTCGCCTGTAATTCTAAAAATTCTCGGCAAGTTATAAAACTGCCTCATCAGTTCAATTTCAAGTTGTGCAAGCTCCGTCATTGCTTCCTGTGCCAGCTTGTTTGAGTCTCTGCTTACCTTTCCGCCTGCTTCCTGCAATGCCGCAATTGCCGATCCGCTCGTAACACCTGCCGCACTTGCCCCATTACTCGCGTCATTCGTAGCAGAAGTTTCTTTGATTTCATTCGAGAGCCTGTCGTACAAGCTCCATGCTCCTGAGGCAAGCTCCTTTGATTCGACGGGAGCAATGTTACCCTGCAACTGTCCGTTGACCTCAATTACCGTTTTGTCAAGGTCGGTCATATCATCATTGTTCACTCCGACAGCTGTATTTGCGTACACTCTCGGCTGTGAGTTTACTTTGATATTCACCAGCATATCGTGTTTAAGTTCATCAAGCTGATTCTGCGGTGCTCTGACTACATCCATAAATCCAAAGCCCACGGGAGTATCACGCAGTCTGAACATCGGTTCAAGTACAAACGGATATTTTCCGTGGTTGTAAATCGGCTTACCCTCATTTTCAGATGAGTAGAGAATGTGTTCACCGACGAATTTACAGAGGTGCAGTTCGCCGTTCTTTTTGTAGTACCAGTCAATCAAGATTACTTTATCATTCGACTTGTTGCTGTTGTCGTAGGTTTCGTGTTCCACAAGTCCAAGCGATGCAGTCGAAACGCTTTCAAGCTCGGGATATACCTTTCTGATTCCTTCTTCATCGTAATATCGGGCAAAGAATACATTGGCACTGTCCTGTATGTTTTCAATATGAGGCTCCCAAAAGAGATTCAAAATGTCAACTCGGTTGATAGCAATGTCACCCAGTCCGTTTTCTGCGGTCTTGTCCCACAATACTGCGTAGCAACCGCAACCGCCTACGAACTTGTCAAGCTGTTCATCAGAGTAGGTTCTTATAAATCCGTTGCGCTTATGTATGCAAGGAATAACGCTGTTGAGTATTTTAGCCGCCTGTTCGTCGTCCTGTGCTCTCGGCAAACATATAATTTCGGGGTAGTTATCCATAGCGTCAGCGTGCTTGTTCATTATGACATTAAGTGCCTGTGCGCCTTTGCGGTGCGGTACAAGCACCTTTCGAGGCCTGCCGTTATCGTCAGTTTTAATCTGCGGTGCAGTCGCCTCTGTGTAAAGCAAGTTATATTCCCTAAATGCCTGTTTAAATCTTTCATCATACGGCTTTTTGCTGTTCTGATACTTTCTGAAAGTCTGCATGGCCTCGTGTATTTCGTCAAGTCCAATCGGCTTGCCGCTGCTCTCGTTCTCTTTTTCTGCCTGTTCGGCTGATTTCGGCTCTTCTTCGGTTTTATCGCCTGTACCGTAAACATTGCTCAGCTTTGATTTCTCCGAGGTCAGAGCCGGATATGTAGTTTTAACCGGCATAATCATTCCGTTTTCGTCTCGTTTAACTTTGCTCATTTTGTAATAATCTCCTATCTGTTGTAATATCGTGTCTGACTTATATTTAGCGGATCAAATGCCCTTGCGTTTCTCAGCACAACTTCTTTCGGGGTAATAATTGAAGTCATCATTCCGTAACGGCTTTCGTCGTAAATATGATCTTCGCCCTCAGTGTCAATATCTTCGGTGTCTATCTGAGAATAAACAAGGTTCGGAATTGTTCTGATGAAATTTGTGCAGGTATTAAAACACTGAAACATCGGATAGCCTTCCTCATCAAAGGCAAGCCTTGAATGAAACTGCATTTTTCCGGCAATTCTCGCATTATCACCTTTGTTCCAGAACACTCCCAACTGTGCATGCGTGGCGGCTTGACTTTTGCCGCTGCCCTGTTCTGCAAAGATAGCAGGATCAGCCACGCCATAAATCTGTCTGCCCTTAATCTGAGGGTCATTGTTTTCAATTGCAAGAATTTCCTGTGCCACCTTTTCAATCGGCCAGCGTACACCTGTGTTCGGCTGATTCTTCTTGCAGCCGTACAGTTCACGGATTCGGTAAAATCTGCCGTCTTGGTCAACGGCAGTCCAGCCGACGGAAAACGGTCTTGTATAGCCCCAGTCGTATGAGCGGATAATTCGCCAGCTTTGCGGAATTTTGAATGGTTCAATAACATGCGTCCACCGTCTGTCCTTGTAATGCTCTCGGTTGTCAATCCACTCAGTAAAAACCTGTCCTTCAAAACTATCCCACGAGCCGTAAAGCAAGGCATTACGCTCCGCTTCGGGCAGCTGTGCAAGTCGCTTGACATAATCGGGGTCATTGTTCATTAAGGCATAGTTGTCAAAAACGCTCGCAGTAATAAAAACTTTGCTGCTCCAATAGTTTTTGGTCGTGCCGTCAGGCATAATTACTTTGTCGCTGAGCCATATAGTTTCGCCCGGAGTTCCGGCAGTCACAAAATACTGCTTAACCCAACCGTGGCCAACTCCGCCGGGGTTAGCGGTTGATCGCATATACACTTTCGTAGCCTTGCAGTTACCACGATTTCGGGACTTTAAATAACTGTACTCGTCAAATGTAAACTGCGTTAATTCGTCAAAGCCTATGAAATCGTACTGCTGACCTTGGTATTTATATTTTTCATTCGTGCGAAATAAAGAGCCGAGCTTAATTTGTGCATCGCTCGAAAAGGTCCACACTCTTGTTGTGGCATTGTACCTTGCTCCCCTGTCAATTGACGGATAAATCGCCCTTGTTTGGTCAATAATTCGCGCAAGGTCAGGCACAGCCCTACGGAGTATCAGCCCTCTGTATTCGGGGATATTTACCTGTCTTGCCGCCTCAACTACAAGATAATCGGTCTTACCGCCACCGGCAGCACCGCCGTATAACATCTCATCTTCGCCACGGCTCAACGCTATTTTCTGTTTTGGCTGAGGAGTCCATATGACTTTCTTACTCAACGCTTTCACCGTCCTGCTCATCATCTTCGGGCGGTTGCATAACTTCCTGCATCGGGATTTCGATAATGCCTAGAGCGTTCTCTTCGTCCTGTTCCGTCGTATAATCTGCGAGTATGTCACGAACATTAAGCAGACTCTTTGAGATTTCCGCTGCACGTTTTGTGTTTACAAGCGTTTTTCGCTTTGCATAATCGTAGCTATATTCCTCTTCCACCGTGGCAGTTTTCTCATAATCGTAGCTGTATTCTTCTTCCGCAGTTTTCTCTTCGCTTTTTTCGAATTTAACCACTTTCTTCTTGATAAGTTCCTCGTCCTTGTCAAGCTCGTTCACGGCTCTGTTCAGCTTTGTTATGAGCTTAGATGCAACGGCCACAACTCTGTCAATCTCTCTGACGGTTTTCTTCACTTTCTCCGTGTTGATTTTCTTGGCTATCTTATTTGCGGTTTCACTCTGATTCTGTTTTCTCAGCTCCTGCCAATGCTCAGATGCGCACTTCTTGCTGATTGATGACACGCTTATCCCGTATCTGTCGGCGAGCTTGGCGACTGACATTGTTCCGCTCACATATTCAGCCTTGACTGTTGCCCAGTCAATCAATTCCGGTTCATTGTTTTTCTTCTTCCTCGTTTTTGATTCTGCTTTTTGTGCCTGTGATTTTAATTTATCGCTCATCAGCTCACCGCCCTTTTCGTGCCAAATCTGTATTTTAATTTTATGTTTTTTTCTTTTCGCATAAAAGTTAAAACTTTTTCAATGATTTTTCATACTTTTTTCATTGCCTAATATTGGTATATAAAAACACGGTTTCACCGAAAGGCAAAACCGTGACAGAAGTAAAATTTTTGAATTGATTTAAAATTTTTGCATATTATGTTTTTAAAAGATTGATGTTTTACAAATCTTTGCTGATCGTCTGAGCAAGCGGACAGCCCCTCCAACAATAGCTACCGCAAAAATCGTTGAAGTGATTTTCCTTGTCTTGCGGTGAATCAAAAAACAGCGTTGTGCTCTTACTTTTGAAAACCGCCCCGAAACAGCAAATTTTACTTTGGCTATCATACGAATAGAACGGACATTTGGCTTTGTTTTCTTTCAATTTTACCTCTCCTTTGATTTATTATCTATTCCGCTGCATACTTCATTTTTGTGCAACCCCAAAAGACCGTACATCGCACGGCCTAAATTTACCATTATTTACCATTTCCGCCTCTGCGTAATCGGCAGAAAACAAAAATACCACTTTGCACCGCCGATATCCGAGTAGTTCATTGAGTAATCGTCCTCAATGAGATAATGACCTTCGGGCGCTTCAATCATTTCGCCACGCTCTAAGGCTCTAATCTCTTTTCTTTTCGCCTTTCGTGTGACCGATTCGGGCTTTGTAAGATTGCGACTTGTCATCATCCGCTTTTGTGCGGCATCAATCTCATCTTTGCCTGTCAAATCTTTGGTTATGTACTCAGCCAATTTTTTAAAGTTCTCGTTCTTATATAGCGGAGTAAAGTTCTGTCCGTTTTCGTAGGGCCATTGTTCAGACAGCAGTTCCCTGTCCTCTTTGCTGACTATGATGTGGATATGCCAATTCTTTCCCGACTTGCCGCATTCAATAAACGCTATGTACTTTAATCTGCCCTTGCCCTGCTTCTTCCGGCGGTAATTGATTCGGTCAAGCCACTTATTTACCTCTTTGTGAAACTCTTCTTCTGTTTCATATGTTCCGTACGGAGCAGAAAAGCGACAGAAAAAATCGCCGCTCCCAAAGTTGGCATTTATAAGCCGCTGCATATGCTTGACTGCACGGAGCTTGTTTGCCTTCCTCATCTTGGCCGAGCTTAAAGAATTATTTGATTTTCTGCCGCCGTAGTTTTTTCCGATTTTTCTGATTGACTGGTAATACTCAACCTCAATCATATCTCCGCTTTTGATTGTCCTTCGATATGTGTACATAGCATAACCTTTTATTATAGTATATTTTTTCTGTTTTCCCGACTTAAATAATCATTTGAGCAGGATACAAAAGGAGTATTTCAACTCCTTGTTTTATGACTGATTATTATTCTGTTTTAGAAATTTAGTGTTGATAGATATAACTAAGCAGTAGCCCATCTGACCATTGAGCTACTGCTTTTTGCAAACCTTGCCACTATGCAATTGTGTGTTCTTATTTTATTGCAATATGTCGAGCCGTTGCCTCGGCTCTTCTTGTAACAGCTAAAATCAAAAAAAGAAGTCATTGCTTTTTGATTTTAGTTTTTGAATATGGAAATTGTTTGATTTCTTGATTTTAGAATTGGATTTCGCATGTAGCAAGGGAGTTGCCTTGATTATTCTTTTGCCGGATCTGACGCTCTTACTGTGTCAGCCGTCTCATCGGGCTGAGATTCAGCCTTCTTAATAGGCTCATACACCGAGAGCTTACCTGCCATAAGTGCGTTGACCTCAGCCAGCTTTGTGATATTTTCATTCAACACTCGGTTGTACCTCATTTCTTCCTCTCTTGTACACAAAAGATTCCCCATGTTGTCATCAAGCATCTGATTTTCTGCTCTTAATCTTCTGTTTTCTTCCCTGAGCTTTTTACATCCTTTTTCAGCCTTGAGTAATTTAAGGTTGAGATAATCAATCTGCATAAGCACTGCCGCAAAACACTCATGTGAACGCTCGTGTGCGGATTCTTTTAAGTTTTCAATCTGACTGTTTAAAAATTCTTTATCTTCTCGTCTCATATGTAGTCACCTTTCATTTTTTATAAAACAACTGCAAGGATAATCCCTGCTTCTGCTTGCGCAAAACTTGTACCCTCGGCATTCCTTACAAGAGCGGCAGGTCAATGTCTCTTTTGTCTCGGTACTTACTTTTGATTTTGCCCATTCCGACGAGCGCTGTATATTCGCCGTAGCTGTACGATGTTCCGTGTTGTTCATTGTATTTCGTTAACTCCTCGCAAATAAGGTCAATGTTATCCTTCTTACGCTTCGTCCTTTTGGGTTTCGGATTCAACCTCTGCTCCCACTGATTCGGACGCTTTGGTTTTTTCTTTGTCATTGTCTTCACTCTCCTTTAAAAATCCGTCTTTTGTAAAAGTGCGTCCACATCTGCCACATTTTACACATACAGCTCCATAACTATCTGAGTTTATACAGTCATCACTTACTTGATAATCAACAAGCAATTTTTTTACATTACTGTTTTTTCTTAATTTTTCAAGTTCTTTTTCTTGACGAGAGAGTTTTTCAAACTCAAAATCTATTATCTTCATATCCGTTTTGCACCGCAGTAGGGGCAGTAATTGTATGTTGATAATACAGCTTCTTTACAATTCGGGCAATACGCTATATCATATATAAGTTTGCCTTCATCATCATCATATCCATCAGCTTCAAAAACTGCTAATTTAGGCATCTGCTTCTCAGCAGCTTTCTGCACGATTGCTAACGCTTTATCTTGTTCAGCAGTCATATTATCATTCTGAACTGCATTTGTAATTATTTCAATCGCTTCTTGTACTGTCATTGTTTTCACGCTCCTTTTTAAGTCGGAAACATTCCATTTAAATGAAACTTTTTGAAATATTCCCATTTTTCTTTTTCGTTCAATTCTTGGTCATACATAAATTGGATATCATCAAGAATCATTACAAGTTCTTTTTGGTATTTGTATTCGGGATAGTAAGTAACTTGCAAATACTTAAAGATGTCAGGATTTATGTTCATACCGTTTTGATATTTCCGCAAAAAAGACGGCATTTCAAAATCAAGCATATAGAACAAGTATCTTGAACCGATATTTTGGGTTTTAGGAAGAAAAACACCGTACTTTGTTTCCAGGTCTTTATTCTCGGTTAAAAACTTAACCTTACCGTCAGTTGCCGACAGCTGAATGTAAACTGTTCCTGCCTCGTAAATCTTACCTTTTTTTACTCTTTCGAAGTCGGCAAGTTCAAGAATAGGTCTGCGTTCCTTTTTTGCGTGGGATACAATATAATTTGTTTCCTTTTCAAGATTTTGCATCCTAAGAAAATCAATCATTGTTTGACCGACAATATCCTGTTTGCTGAAGAACTCCACAAAATCAGATTTAATCTTATTGTACTCATCATCGCCACAAAGCTCTTGCAACATCTGCAAAAGGTCATTTGTAGCCTTATTGATGTTAAGGTTGCATTTTATTATATCCTGCGTGATTTCACTAAGCGGTGGCAGTTCTTCGGGTTCGTATGTATCTACATAGCGTGATATATTGAGGTTATATTCGTTTTCCTTGATTTTTGATAAACTTACAAGGCTTGCAAATTTATCAACTGATTTTCTGCTCCAATAAGTCTCCGCAATCCGCTTGATATGTTCATCTGTCATAACATTCTGCTTGCCGTTTTTTGCAAACAGTTTTTCCGCTGAAATAAACAAGATGTCATCCGATGCCTTAGCTTTGTTAAATGCTACAACGCAAACAGGTATAGAAGTGTTTAAAAACATTTTCTCAGGCAATGAGATAATCGTATCAATCAAATTATTCTCGATGAGTTGTTTTCTGATTTTGCCCTCTGCCGCACCTCTGAAAAGCACACCGTGCGGAAGAATATAGAACGCTTGTCCCGATTCAGTAAGCCTTGACAAGCCGTCAAGTACAAAAGCGAAGTCACTCGCTTTTGCCGGAGCTAAGTCATAACCTTCAAAGCGTCTGTCGCTTTTCGGCTGCCATTTAAGCGAATATGGCGGATTTGAAACAACAACATCCGCTTTTATTTCTCTGTAATTATCTAAAATTACAATATCGCTGAAATTTTGGCTTTTGCTCACCTTGTACACTTTTTCAACTTTGTTCAGCAAGACATCTTTCTGTAAAACAGTTGCATTTAGATTCCTTAGCGCTAAATTGAAGAGTAACACCGGAATACTCATAGCAGAAACTTCTTCGCATTGATACTGAATATCTCTGCTCATTCCTACGGTCAATGCTCCTGTTCCGCTGCATATATCTATCACTTCGTCAGTTTTGGGGGCAAGTTCTGAAATCAATCTACATAAACAATCGGGAGTGTAATCCTGTTTCAGATTGTTGCGGTTTGCGTTATTTGCCTGAAAGTAATCACGCAGGCAGTCATTTGACATATCAAACTTAAACTGCATAAAAGCACGGCAAAGTTCGTCTTTCTCTTGCTTATTTAACAGCTTTCGCAGTAAAACTTCGGGCAGTTCAAAACTTTCTTTAATGCCAAACAGCTCGTTGATTGCTTCGGTAGTTATTTCTTTTATGCCTGTTTCAACCGCTTTATTTGATTGTTTTTTCATTCTTTCAAGTTTGACATTTTCAATTTTTGCCTTGATAGGTTTTGCATCTTCAATGTCAAACAAAGACATTTGTTCATTTATCATAATTTAGCTTTCGTAAAGCAGAGCATCTGCACCTGCTCCGCTTTCAATGTCAGAATTTATTTAAAGAGGAGTAAACGAGTTTCAGATAACAAGCTGTGCAGAGCTTGTTATCGGTTAATTTGTTCGGGCATCTGCACCTACCCGAAAATACAATTAAAGAAAGAAGGTATTAAATGGGATTTATATAATCTCACAAGTGCAGTTGTGTGATTAACTTATTTAGTTTATTTTACTTCACCCGTTGTAAAAATCGGATGTGTGCCGTCACGGAGCTGAATTTCTTCATCGCTCATCACATAGCCGAGTTTACAGAGTAAAGCATAAAATTTGTTTAAATCCGGGCTGTTTTTTCGGCTGATCGTTTTGCTGTTATAGTCTACATAAATAAAGCTTAATTTTTCATAAGTTCTTTGGCACAAAGCGTATGCCACCGCCATAAGCATTCTACCGCTGTTATCGCTCCAGTGTTCGTTGATGTAGCTGTCCGTGTTTTCATCATCTTGATTCTCGACTACTTCGCCAAATCTGTGTGCCTTGTTAATGACGCCTGTCGCCACTTGGGCGACTATAAATTTCACAAGCTCCTGCTTCTTGTTGTTGTCATTGAAATTCGTATCAAGCATAAAGCCTCTTCTGAGAGCCTCACAGCGTTCGTCTATTTCTTCCGCCTGTTCTTCAAGCTCGTCCCATCTCTGCTCTTCAAGCTTTCGCTTTTCTTCTTCGGCATTGTTCTTTTCCTGCTTTTCTAACGCCTCTGCGTAAATGTAGACGTTTGAGCCGTAAGCAAAATAAAAATATCTTTTTCTGCCGTCCGCAAAGTCTTTACCTATCAAATTTTTGAGTGCGAATATTCCTGTGTATTCGTAATTGTCTGGAATTTCTCTGTATTTCTGTGCTTTAATCATTCCATGTTCAAGACAGAGCTTTTCAATTTTTTCTTTTTCTTCGTCAGCTTCCTGCTTTTGCACAGCAGAATACAAAAGATTGTCAAAATTATTCGTTCCGATTGATTTGAGCAATTCGTTTCTTACTTCAATATCCTTAATCTGATTCAGCCTGTCATAATCCTGCAAGGTTGGCTGTCGGATTTGGCTCTCTTTGAAAGCTTCTTCATCAAGCTCACAGAGCTTGACTCTCCGCCTTATTTTGCTTTCGGAAAAGCCTGTTTTTTCGGCAACCTCTGCAACCGTATCACCGAGGTCGAGCAACAGCTGACAGCCCTTTGCTTCTTCATATACGGTTAAGTCTGACCGCTGCATATTTTCGGTCAACATTGTAGATAACTGTTCCTTTTCAGTCATCTCGACAACAGCGCACGGCAGTTCAGTCAATCCTGCCTGCTTGGCCGCTGCTAATCTTCTGTGTCCGATGATAACAGTAAACTCCGTCCAATCGTCATTCATCGGCACAACCGTGAGGTTTTGGAGAATGCCACTTGCCTTAATGCTTTCAGCAAGCTCATCAATGTCCCCGAGAACCTTACGAGGGTTGTCGGGGTGTGGGTGCAATTTTTCGATTGCAATCGTAGTCAATGTCGGTTTTCTTTCCATTACAAAAATCTCCTTACAATCAAATAACCGATACTCCGACACACTCAAAGCCCTGTGTCAGATTTTCCGTTCTGAGCTTTTCAATCTCAGCTCTGAGTTCGTTGTTCTCTGCCTTGAGTCGGTCAATAATATCAAGCTGTACATTCGCAATGTCATCGCCAATTACATTGAGGGCGGTGAGGTACTTAATATTAATTTCCTTCTTTACCACCTCTCTCTTGAGTTCACTTTTGCTCTTCCAGTTTCTGAAAATCATTTTCATTGTTCTCCTTTACAATTTTTCTTTGGGTTCTCACACCGTAATGTTTCTTCATTGATTCCAGCTCACCTTTTGCGTTACCGTCCTTAACCGGCAACTGCTGTCTAGCCTTCGTGGGGTAATCGTCGCCTGTCAATTGTTCCCACATCTCTCTGCGGTTGTCTTTAAGGCAAGTGTTGAGATATGACATAACAACCTGTTCAAACGGCACCTTACATCCAAACCGTTCTATAAGCTCATCAACAATCTTGCTCATATGCCGTCTTGCGTAATCTTTAGGCTTTTTGTATGCTCTGACCGAGTTCCACAGCTTGATATGTACATTCTCCCGTGTCAGTTCATCAATTGCCTTTGCCTGCAACTCGCACAGTTTAACGAGGTCAACCTCATCTTTACCGTACTCCTTGCAAACTTCCGAAAGCGTTACGCTTGCACTCCTCACCGAGTCGATCTGCTGTTCCTGTTGTACCAGCAAATGTTCTGTCTTGAGCTTTAGTTCACGATACTCCTGAAAGAATTTTAATTTATATGCGGCAGTGTATTTTTCACTGAGCAAACCGACCTTGCACATACTGTATGCGTTGGCAAGTTCCAGTACCAATAACCTATCAAATAGCTTCAATGATACAACTTCAAGATGATTGACCTCTCCGTCAATCCACCTTTTCGCCATGTCATTGAGTTCGTCAAGTGTTTTGTCATTCATTCATCACACACCACCCTTGCCTTGAAAAGGTTCTGAATAGGTATGCCAAATTTGTTGGCAAGCCTTGACAACTCTTCCACCGTAAAAGTACCCGGGTCTTTAATTCTTTTTCTGTAGGTTCCCTCGGAGCAATGTGCCACAAGAGCCTGTCCTTCACGGTCAATACTTCTGATTTCTGCCTCATACTGTATATTGGCAATCAGCTGCCTTTTCATTTGGTCATCGGGCTTAGCTAATTTTCTTGGCATTCTTCTCACCCTTTCATTATTTATTCCTGTAATCTGGTATCGACTTTGCTTTAGTTGCTTTCGCTTTCATAAACTTCTGCCCAATAATCGCCCGGATTATATGCAGACATCAGATTTATCCTGTTCGGACAATTCTCCTCTGGTTCTGCAACACCTTCTTCAATTTCAAGCAAAACTTTTTCAACACCATCTCGTTTTAATTCGTTAAGCTGACCGATTAGGTCATCAATCCTTACTGTAATTCGGCTCACTTTCTCACCTCGAGTACACAACGAAAATCCTTGTCTGCATCAAGGTCAACATGAGCAGGGATTTTGTGCCTTGGCACACCTTCAACAATAGACAAATGCACCGTTTCGTGTCCGCTTGCCTTGATCTCCTCGAGTTTACTGATTAAGGTATCAATTTTTACTTTAATCATCTTCATTGTCATCTCCCCCCCCCATTGTCAAACATTCCGAGTTTGTTGCCCAACGCAATAATAGATTTAACAACCATTGCTAACTCGTTGCCTTTAATATCGCACATACGATAGCTGACCTTGATAGTTTTTTCGTTGTCGATTTCATCATAACCAACAACTACACCTTTATTTAAGGTTTCTATTTCGCCGTTATCGTAATTAATAACAATACTCGTGATGTTACGATTATCCATTCTCTCACCCCTTTGTCAGTCTTTGCATTCAAATACACAGCCGTAGTCGCTGAGCATAATGCAAGCCGGAATGCCTTCTTCGGCTTCTTCAATTGTGAGGTCGGCACATTCGTAGCCGTCATTCTGCAACATTTGAAGCTCTTTGATGAGGTCTTTAATTCTTACTCTGATTTCATTCATAAATAATGATTCTCCCTTGACCGTTATGTTATAATCAAAACCGAAAGAAGGTTTGATTATGAACACAAAATATAAAGCTACTGCACCGCTGTCATCAGACAGCTATAACAAATTTACTGTTCAAACATTGTCTGAGATTTATGACACTGTAAAAAGCCGTGTCCCTTTTGATTCCTGCAAATGTACCTTTACATACTGTTCCGATAACACAACCGTTTCGGCGGATATAAATGACATTCCTAAAAATCTTAATGTACAAGCCTTTGATTTTTTTACATTTGATTTTTCACAGAATGATGATTATATTACCGCCTCATTCACTCCCGACAGCATTTCCGTCACCGTATGCCTGCCTATTGATTTCAAAAGCAGTAAAGAACTTGCTGAAAATTTGCTTATTTTAATGGTAGACAAGTTCAAAAATCTTGGTAACAATAATAAAGCCGGCGAGAAAAAAGAAAATAAGTTCAAACGATTCCTTGAAGAGGCTGTTCCTTATGCGAGCCCCCTCATCGAGTTCATCAAGCTCATCAAGTCGTTTTTCTAATCTGTTTTTATCTATGTATATAAGCATATACATAAATGCGATCACTATAATAAATATTGATTCCGCCATTCTTCTCACCCCCTTGCAGTTATTTCCCTGTAATGTGGTATCGGTTCTTTACGCTGTTTACTTAACTTGTATTTCATCTCAACTCGTGATATTATTTATAATCAGAGAGGAGGTGAGAATATGTCTGCGATTAAAGTTAAGGTTTCAGAATTATATGAACAAGTAAAGTTGATGAAAGATGACGGCATGATTTATGCAACTTTGTCAATTTTGGAACAAGACCCTAAATATGATGTACCAACTTCTTTATTTATAGAGGCTTGTAATGACACCGACCCTATTGATGTCTCATATGATTCTCTTTACAGTGTCGAATAACTGATAACATCAAATCGGTTGAGCTTTATGTTCAGCCGATTTTTATTTTGTAGTTTATCTTACTTTCGGATGTATGGTTTATACGGTTCATCAATTGTTTTATTTCCCATATCACATCTTCTTTTTGATTGTCACTACTGAAATTATTCAAGCGTATAACAACATCGTGTTTACCTTTTTTGTAGTTCCTACTTTTAATGTATTTAGCAAACATTCTTCTCACCCCCTACTTTGGTTTTATGTAATGTGGTCGGTTCTTTGGTTTATGCTGTTTTACGCTCAATGAAATAATCACAAGGCACACCCAATGCTCTGCATATATTTATGTACTCTTCCACATCAAGTTTTCTTTTGCCGTTGAGAATGTTACAAATCTGCTGAGTAGTCATTCCGGTAACCTGAGCAAGGTGACTTTGCATGATTCCTCGCTCATTTATATATTTGGCAAGAGCTTTCCATACCATAGAGCCAAGCCCCCTTTCTTCATTAAAAATTAAGATTTTCTTAATTCATCTTTATTATAATTAAGTTATTCTTAATTGTCAATAGCTTTTTAAGAAATTTTATTAAGAAATTCTTAATAATTATCTTTACAAATTGAATTTTGCGTGTTAATATAATGTTGAGGTGATAATCAATGAGTGATATTCGAGAGAGATTACAATGTAATATAATTTCTTTACTCAAAGAAAAAAATATTTCTCAAAAGAAATTTGCTGAATTATTAGGTGTATCGCAAGCGGCTGTTACTAATTGGGTTAAAGGCAAAAATTCTCCCGATATAGAATTAGTTGCAAAGATGTGTGAAATATTTGATGTTAATTTTTCGGAGCTTGTAAACTTTGATGATGAATCAAATTCACATAAAGAAAAATTGATTGCTAACTATGAAGCATTAAATAATTTGGGGAAAAATAAACTTCTTGAATATTCAGAAGATTTATTAGGCAGTGGCAACTATACTAATAAGGTATATCAAATAAAAACCGCCGCCCGAGACGGAAGTTTTAAGGAAACAACCGTGACCGACGACGATTTAAAAAGACTTATGGATTTGCCAGATGTCGATGATTTGAAATAAATTCTTGAAATTGATTGAAAACTTCCCGTTCAAGCGGAGCAATTAAAAACTTGTTCCGCTTGTAAAGTTCCTTCATTCGTTGCCAGCGGTATTCCGCTGCAGTTGGACTTATATCGCACAGCTGAGATATTTCGTCAGCACTTTGGACCTTTAATCCCCATAGTACACACGCAGGTGCAAGTAGCCTGCTTGCGAAAACATTCGCTTCCTGCTCAATTGGGTTGTCAGTTGGTGAAATTTCTCGGTTAACAAGCTCATATTTTCCGACATGGCCGAGTAGTATATGCCCGAGCTCGTGAGCTACGGTAAAGCGTTTTCGTTGTCTGTTACATTCTTGCCGTACAAGTATTATAGGTTGTTTGTTTATGACCGTACATTTACCGTCATTGCCTTGCTCCAACTTATCATAATACTTAACAGCGATGCCAAGCTTGTGACACAACTCAACGATATTAACAGGCAGTTCTCGTACATTTCCTTTCAGCAGGATTTCCCACGACATATTTCGGGACTTCTGATACTTTTTGTAATCCATAATAAAAAAATCACCTCGTAAATATTATGGATAAAAAAAGCAAGTATATAAAGAAAACCGTCTGTTGTTCGCACCAACAGACGGCTAAAAATAGGGTAAGAGATAAACACGCACCTCTCAAATATTATTTTATATCAATTGACATATATTGTCAAGAAATGAGAGGTAGATATGGAAATATTAAAATTTTTTGGAATTACTGTGGGTTTGTCTATATGCTTTTTATTGATAGCATATATATATATCTTAATTCAAAGTAGATTTAATTTTAAAGATGCTTGGGAAGATATAAAATATTTTTTTACCTATTATACTAACTTTGCTGTAGTTTTTGTCATTATAGCAATGTATATGGCTTTTTTTACGACAAAGTTATGGAAATCACATCCTGAGGCTTTTAATATTCTTTTTATTGCACCTTGGATAGTTACTTTTTTTAGAAGTATGTCTGAAAATCCAAGCCAATTTAATCGACTTTTTCCAAACAGAAAAACCGTTGCAACAATAATGGAAACTTTACAAATTAAAACATTTGATTATGACGATTTTAGACATAAATATATCGACTTTATTAGATTAAAGACACTTCCTAAAGAATCAACGAGTGAACTTGATTATTCAAGCAATCTTGTTTATTTTGCTTTTACTGACCGTGATTTTGAACATCATAAAATTGAATATCTTGTTCAATCAACTTCTGTTAAACGATTTTGTGCACTCTATGAGTTACACAATCGCTCATTTAGTAGTTCTAAAATTGATGATTTACATTATATAAAAATAGCTGCTGTGTGGTATGGTGATGCAATTCTTACTTATCCTGCAAAGTATGCCGCTGAACATCAAAAAAAGGACGGTTTCACACAACTTGCGTATTTTATCAAAAGTTGTTATAGACATAGACTTGACCCTACTTACAAAGATTATCTTGAATTTGCTCTCAAGCATCAATATTAAATAAAAAATCCCCGTACTGCGGGAACAGTACGAGGATGGTATAAAATGGTGTCGGCATTTTTACTTGGTGGAACAAGAGCCGATACCACATTACAGGAGATGATATTATGGCAAAAGCCAAAAAGCTGAAATCGGGCAACTATCGTGTTTTAGTTCCCGATTACAAAGACGAAAACGGTAAATGGCATTATAAATCGTTTACCGCCAAAACGAAAAAAGAAGCCGAGTATATGGCAATGGAGTTCACGCACGATCGTGAGAACAGAGAGCTGACATACACTAATATGACTCTTGCACAAGCGTACAGACGATACATTGACAGTAAATCTTCTGTTCTTGCTCCCTCAACCATTGACGGATACGAGAAGAATTTACGAAATGACTTTAAAAGCCTTATGCCGATGAAGCTCAGCGTAATAACGCAAGAGCATATACAAATGGCAGTCAATGAGATGTCTGCCGATTATTCTCCTAAATCTGTACGAAATTCGCACGGACTGTTATCCGCTGTATTGGGAGCATATAAACCTCAATTGACTCTCACAACAAGACTGCCACAAAAGGTTGAACCAAAGTATATAATACCAACAACTGCGGAAATCAATACATTGCTTGATAATGCAAATGACTTTATCCGTGTGCCTATATTACTTGCAAGTTCGGGCAGCCTTCGCCGCTCTGAAATTTGCGCATTAACTCCCGATGACATTACAGATATAGGTATCACCGTGAACAAAGCCGCTGTTTACGACAAAGACAATAATGTTGTTATTAAACCACCAAAGACTAATGCCGGAAACCGATTTGTACCTCTTCCCCCGCATATCCTAAAAGAAGTGCGAGAATGGAAATATTTCGGTTGTACCCCAACTAAACTGTCTAATGCCTTTAATAAGCTCGTCGATACAAACGACATACCTCATATATCATTCCACAAACTAAGGCACTACTTCGCCTCAGAGCTTCACGCAATGGGTATTCCTGATAAACATATAGCTCAAATAGGCGGTTGGAAATCTGTGTCAGTTCTTCAAAATATTTATCAACACACTCTAAGAGATAAGCAAGAAGAAATGAACACCAAAATCATCAACATTTTTGAAAGTAATTTTTCAAAAGAAACGAACAATCAAAAGAAAGCATAA